GATGGAAGAAGAAGGTATAGATGTTAAGACAGCCATTGTTATCTTCAGTGATGACAAGGTAATGCAAGTTGTAAGCAACGATGGTTACCCAGATTCAACACACATGCTACTCCAGATGGGTGCACAGTCAATCATGTTAGAAACCTTAGGTTTAGGAGGAGAAGAATAGATGGACGCATATCAACAGTACATACACAAGTCACGGTACGCACGTTACATACCAGAGCTTAAGCGTCGAGAGACTTGGGAAGAAACCGTAGGGCGCTACGTAGACTACTGGGGCGATAAGCTACCCGAGAAGGACGCTAAGGAAGCTCGGAAGGCCATTGAGAACCTAGAGGTAATGCCCTCCATGCGCGCACTGATGACCGCTGGTGAGGCTTTAGATCGTGACAACGTTGCAGGGTTCAACTGTAGTTACATGCCTATAGATCACCCTAAGGCCTTTGATGAACTAATGTATGTTCTTATGTGTGGCACAGGAGCAGGATTCAGTGTTGAACGCCAGTATATTCACAAGTTACCAGAAGTGGCAGAGGACTTCCATGGAACCGACAGTATCATACACGTTTCAGACTCAAAAATTGGCTGGGCCAAGGCGTACAGGGAACTCATCGCTATGCTCTATAGTGGTCAAGTTCCAAAGTGGGACGTATCTGGAGTACGACCTTCGGGTGCACCCCTCAAAACATTCGGAGGTAGAGCTTCTGGGCCAGAGCCTCTTGAGGATTTGTTCAGGTTCACCGTTGAGGTCTTTCGCGCCTCTGCTGGACGTAGGCTCAGTTCTGTCGAATGCCACGATTTATGCTGTAAGATTGCACAGATCGTCGTCGTGGGAGGGGTCCGAAGAAGTGCCCTTATCGGTCTCAGTAACCTTACAGACGACAGAATCCGACGAGCCAAGTCAGGACAGTGGTGGGTAGATAATCCCCAGCGTGGTCTAGCTAATAACTCAGCGTGTTATACAGAGAAGCCCGACTTTGAGGCGTTCCTAAACGAGTGGACAAGTTTATATGAGTCAAGGTCAGGTGAACGAGGTATGTTCTCTAGAGTCGCAAGTCAAAAGCAAGCTGCAAAGAACGAGCGACGAGATGCTACCTATGATTTTGGAACTAATCCGTGTTCAGAAATCATCCTCAGACCTTACCAGTTCTGTAATTTATCAGAAGTTGTTGTCAGGCCAGCCGATACACTATCAGACCTCAAACGAAAGGTACGTGTTGCAACTATCCTTGGGACTCTTCAGGCTACCCTAACTAACTTTAGGTACCTACGTAAGATATGGGAGACTAACACAAAAGAGGAAGCCCTCTTAGGTGTGTCTTTAACAGGCATCATGGACCATCCAGTGTTGTCAGGGAGGGAAGACAGTGACAAACTTAAGAAGTGGCTTAAGGCACTACGCGAGGAAGCTGTGGCTACCAACAAAGCTCATGCTGACAGACTTGGCATTAATGCTTCTACTGCTATTACTGCTGTTAAGCCCTCTGGTACTGTTAGTCAGCTTGTGGACTCTGCTTCAGGTATTCACCCGAGATTCTCACGACACTACATAAGGCGTGTCCGAGGATCCTCAGATGACCCCCTGTGTGCTATCCTAGAGGCCGCAGGAGTCCCTGTGGAGGACGATATGATGTCACCCAATACGAAGGTATTTAGTTTCCCTATGGAGGCTCCTGAGTGCGCTGTGTTGGCCTCAGAGATGGGTGCCATGGAGCAGCTAGAGTTGTGGGAGATATATCAGGACTACTGGTGTGAGCATAAGCCTTCGATGACTTGCTACTACCGTGACTCTGAGTTCCTTGAGGTAGGACAATGGTTGTACAATAAGTTTGATAAGATCAGTGGCATTAGCTTCTTACCTTACTCAGATCATAACTACCAACAGGCCCCTTACGAGGCCATTGATTCCAAGGAGTACCAAAGGTTGTCCAAAGGTTTCCCTAAGGACTTCAGTTGGGACATAGAGGAGGCTAGTGATATGACTGAAGGTAGTCAAACGTTAGCCTGCGTTGGGAACAACTGCGAAATCTAGAGTAAACCAAGGGGGCCTTAGGGTCCCCTTTCTTCATCCCCTACTAATGCGTTACCTGTTAACATACCTGCACCTGCGTTTACTCTTCTTTCAGCATTCAAAGCAGCCGCAGAGGGTTTAGCATCTGCTATTGCTTGTAGGCTCTCCTTCACAGGCACCTTGTTTTGAGGCTGCTCAGACTTTACTTTCTTACTTGTACCCTTTAGATCAAAGTGCATCGGAGGGGTAACAGACAGTGAACGATTAGGTAAACTTTCAGTTACAACCCTACCTACTACAGGAACCTTCTCAAGGAAGTTGTGCTCATCTGATATAACACCCATTACTTTACCGTTAGGGGTAACCTTAGCTAAATAGTTTACGCCACCTTCTGTTACAGCGTTACCTACGAAGGAGCCAGTGACCCACATGCCGTTCTTCTGTGCCTTCTCAAAGGTATCGCTGTTACCTGATAAAGTCCATTTAGGTGTTTGCCCCTTCTTAAGATTCTTGTTAGTCTTTACATTAGCCTTAGACATTGCATTAAGTCTATCCCAAAGTTGTCTCTCCGTTAGGTTACCTTCCTTAAACAAAGGTTTCAAAGAAGATACTACTCCACTCTTACTCTGGAAATCAAAGTGGTGCTGCCCAGAAACCATGTCACCTGAGCCTGCATTCTTGATTCTTATGTGAGCACCTTTAGTTTCCCCTAAGGGTTTACCGTCAGCGCCTTTCCATATGTTCCTAACATGGTTATCTATTATGTTTAGGTCGTTATCGGACACACTCACGGCCCTGCCTGATTCATACCTACCCTTAAGATCGTTGTCTTTAATTAGGGAAGAGTAGGAACCTTCTGTAGCAGGTACCGGCTCCGTTAGGTAACTTCGGTTCTCTATGTCCTTAACTGCCTGAGCCTTAGGGCCTACCCTGCCTGCTTGATCTGGTATGAGTGAGCTAGAGGCCTGAGATTGTGCTACGGCTTTTGCTTCAGCCCTAGGTGTCCCAGCGGCTAGAGCTTCTTTAGCAACATCTTGAGTTGTTTTGTTTATCCCTTGCCCTCTATACGTTGCTCTTTGAGAAGGGCTTAATGTTTGCTGGATTCCCCTAGCTGCGCTATCAGCAGCCCACCCACCAAATGACGTAACCTTCTCACGGATGTTAGCAATCTCTTGAGGACTATTAGCATTAGACAGCATAGGACCTACCTTAGGTATCTTCGCTAGTTTCTCCTTTTGATTAAAAACTAAGTTGTCCATAGCCCCTGCCTGAGCATTACCTGAGGGCGCGTAGTTATTAGGTATGTAGTTACGCGCAGAACTCAAGGCATTGCCTTTGAGACTATTAGCTCCTGAGAGTGCTCTAGCACTGTTAACACCACCAGTAAACAAACCAGTACCAGCTAGGTTAATAGGATCAGCGAAGCCTCCTAATACAGCATCTTGGGCTGCTGCGGATTCTTCTGTAAGAACCTCAGGTCCTTGCATACCGAAGGCGCTAGGCCTGTGTATTACGTCTCCCTCAGCAAAGTAAGGAACACCCTCGCCCATCACTGCGTCCCTAACATAGTTACTAGGGGCGTCCAGTACTGCACCTACGTTGTCTACAGCAGCCCTACTATACTCACTTTCTCTGAGCCTAGCTTCTTCCTGCTGTCTAGCACGGGTTTCATAATAATCAGAGGGTTCTTGGGCAGCGCCGTAGTTCCTTAAGAACTTAGTTACCCAGTTATCCATTAGAGGCTTCCTTCTCTTCTGCCTTCATCTCTTCATCAATTTCCTTAAAGGCTGCGTTAAGGTACGTGTAGACTGCTCGGCTGTCAGTGATTAACGATTGCTTCTTAATAGGATCTGTAGTATCCTTAATCTTCTTGGCAATCTCTGACATCATATCTCTCTTAATGTAAGCCAGCTTTGCTCTCCCCTTGGCTGGCAGAGGCCTCTTAAGTTGATTCTTAATGATGAAGTAAGGGGAAAGTACAGCAGTTCCTCCTAATACATAGGCAGCGTTGCTTGCTACAGCTAACGCAGAACCACCAAGAAATTTCTCAATGCCTAACTCCTGCATAAACCTACCAACAGTAGAGTTAGCCTCTTTAGCGGCCTTAGTGCCTAAGGATCCTATGGTGGGTATTATCTTTGACATCTGAGTAAACAAACCTTGGGCCTCTGGGACTACACCATATATTGTCTCATTGACTGCGTTACGTACAGCCATAGAAGCTAGGTTTCCTGTGTTAAGCTTAGTACCGTCTACATTGTAACCCATTCTCTTAAGGCGGTCATCAAACATAGACCTAGCCACCCTGAGACCCTGAAGAGTACCCCCTTGCTCATCTAAGATGGATAGAAACTCTTTGAACAACTTTGCTGTCTCAGCTTCGGCTGCTTTGTTAGACATTAACTTAGGGTTACTCTCTACCATCTTATCAAACTGCGCCCTAGTGTTTGCCCTAAGGTTAGTATCTATCTGAGGCCAGTTAATCTTCTTCTCGTTCCTCGCGAGTAACTTCATAAGGTTATCTTCTAAACCTTGGTAGTACGTCTGTAACTTATTGTAGTTCTTCTGCAATGTCTGATTACCGGACAACCCAGCTTTCTTAGCTACGTCTACAAGCTCTAGTTGGTCTGCTGTCGCAAGTTGCTCTTGAACCCCTAATGGTCCTTGCGGGTCGGTCGTTAGTTCTACTTGCTCTGGAGTCTTCTTATCTTGCTCAAAGAGTATCTTATATATGTCAGCATCGTCTCCTGCTAAGGGTTTAACCTCATTACGCAGGCCCACACGTTCCATCTTCATAGGCGTGTAGTCAGGGACAGCCTTAGATGAGAACTTAGCGAAACCTACGTCTAATATGGCTGTCAGGTTAGCAGCCTCGTTAGGGTTAGACTCCTTAAATGATTCCCAAGCCTTCACGCCCTGTCCAGCAGCATTTAGAGCCATTTGACCACCTTGAGTTTTCATAAGATCCTGAAAGGCCTTCAAGGAGTCTTCCCTGAACTCCTCTGGGAGCCACCCTACGCCCTTCTCAGCGCCGTAGAGGACCATCTCTGATGCACCATCAAAGATCATAGAGAGTGGCGTAGTGGCTGTCTGAAGCAGCACAGAGGGTATGTTAGTATTCTGCCTGTATTGCTCCTGAAGGACCGCAGGGTCACTTAAGGCTTGCCCTAGCTGCTGATTACCGTTACCACCGTAGGTACTAGCCATTCTAGAGAACACTTGAGACTGCTTCTGTATCGCCCTCTCATAAGGCTCTGCAAAGACTCTCTGGAAGAATGATACATCCTCATTCTCTACATCAGCGTTGTCTGTAGATACAGTAGAAGCTTCCCATGCCCTGCTAAAAGCAGAGTCAGGATCTACGTTTAACTCCTTCTGCTGCTCAGGGGTAACCAAAGGATCCCCTGTAGCTGGAGTGGCGAAGGCTCTATCAAAAGCATCCATAGATTCGTTAGGCATTAAAAGGCCCTCATTTTAACAAGCTTTCCGTCAATGAGTTCATACCTATCTCCTTGAGGACCGTCAGGAGCAAAGAATACTTTACCTGTCGTAGGATCTTGGGCATAGCCTCTCTCTTTGTAATCAGGGCTATTCCACTTTACGGTATCTTTAGGAGCAACCCCAGAAGTTATTAACCTGATGTTACTGAGATGCTTCTTTATGTTTTTTAATGCTTCTACCTGCGCTTCTTCTGACATACCGACTCTCAGCGTATCTACTGTAGACTGTAACGACAGAAATTCTATGTTGGATATTTGACCTAAGCCTGTTCCAGAGGCTCCATACTTAGCAGCTTCTTCTTTCATAGCGTTAATCTGGTCAAAACCTAAGTTAGCCTTAAGGTTTACTATTTTAGCATCACGATCATAAGCATCAGTTCCGGGAAGCAATGAAAGAACACCGCCAGTAAGCCCTGTATCCCAACCAGAGGCCTCATCAATTAACTGCTGCGCTCGGTTCTCTTGGAAAACTAACTTATCAATAAGCTGTATTTGGCCTTCTTGATTCTCGGGCGTATCTGGCTTAAGGGTATTGATGACCTCGGCTGTGTTTCCATCAAACAGTACGACAGTACCATCGTCCATCTTCTGAGACTTGACGTTTCTACCTTTAGGCTCCGTAGGCTTAAAGGGTGCCTCGGTTATCACTTCACCTGTGGCTGTGTCCACTAATTGACTACCGGGAGACATAAGCTGAGTCTTGCGCTCCTTAGGCTTAGAGGCTTCCTTTAAGAAGGTCCTAAGTTGCTCGTCAGAGGCACCCCTGAGGCCTACTAAAGTGGCCTCAAGTTGATTAGGGTCATTAATCATCCTCTTAGCAACATTAGTGGCATTCTGCTCAAGTGCGTACCTTCGAAGCTCTGCGCCTTGTGCGTCCACCTTCTTACCCACAGCTTCCGCACGTACATCTGCCCTCTCCCTACTCTTGTCAGCAATCTCTCCTCTTCTAGTGGATTTTGTGACAGCCTGTTGAGCAGCCTCAGAGAACACCTTGGCTAACTCCTCGTTACCTTGGGCTTGATACTTTTGAGACTGAGCGTTCAGTAGAGGTGCGTTATCTGAGTTGTTCTGAAGCACCTGCATAACCTGAGCTTGTTGTTCTTTCCTATCCTTCTCTTGCTTCATCAGCATAGGAGTTCCAGATATGTTTTTACCTATGTCAAACAAGCCTTCGCTATAACTAGGATTCCCTAGTCCCTGTAGAAATTGATTTGAGAATCTAGCCATTACTTAACTCCCTTTACCTAATTGACTTAGTGCACTACCAATGAGGCTAGTAGCACCACCACCTGCTTGAGCAACTGGGCTAAAGATACCACTAAGTAAACCAGATCCTAAGTTACCTAAGAGGTTAGCTTGTGCTTGCTCTGCTATTAGTCGAGCCTCAAGGCCACCCATAGCTGCTTCACCAAAGAGGCCTGCGCCAGAGAGTTGACCACGTTGGCCTAGCTGTGCGTACATCTGATTCTGAGCCTGTAGATCATTCATCTGACCCTGTGGTATATAAGCACCAGCCAAAGATCCTAAGCCTAGCTTCTGCTGTGCTCCTAAGAGCGCCATGTCTTGTGCAGACAACTGAGAACCTAGCTCAGACATTCCTAAGCCGAGGCCTGCCTGTTGTGCCTGCAAGTCTCCTGCCATTTTAGCGAGTGCTGCTGACTGACCAGACGATGTGACTGCCCTACCTAAGCCTTCAGTCTGCAACTGAGACTCAATCTGGTTTGCACTCAAGCCTAGCGTTGATAACTGTGACGCCCTAGCTTGTGCTTGAGTCTGTATGTCACTAGACAGCCCCGCTTGTTGTCCAAACATACCACCAAAGGTTTTAGCTTCACCTAAGGACTGCTGACGTTCTGCCTGAGCTTGCTGAATAGCAGCTAACGAAGCTTGGTTCTGTGCTTCCCCTTGAGCCTTAGCCATCGCAAGTTGCTCAGGAGTACCACCGTACATGTTAGTAGAGACACCTGAACGACCTTGATTGAACAGACGCTCCTCTAGAGCCATACGCTGTCGTTCTTCCTCAGGCCTCTGAGTAGCCCGGATGCGGTTGTATACATCAGCCTCACGGCCTGCTGTAGAGCCTAAGACGTCACCCGCCGCTTGACCTGCCAAGCCTGCGTACTGCTGCCTAAGAGCTTCTACGTCTGACGGAGCCTGCGTTGCTAAGCCTTGAGAGCCTAAGCCTAACGCTTGCTGTCCGAGTTGCCCTATAGCAGCACTGGGTTGCTGTCCGAGTTGTCCACTAACTTGGTTGGCAAACTGCCCCCTAAGTTGGTTGATGTCTCCCGGCTGTGTCTGTGCAGCTTGCATAAACTGACCGCCAAGACCGTACGCTTGCTCTGCTGCTGCTCTACCTCCAGCCTGACCATACGGCCCTGCGCCTAAAGTTGACTGCGCTTGACCCATGAGCATACTTTGTATTGCCTGCTCCTCTGGGGATAGGGTCGTAGAAGATCCAAATCCTGAGAGAGCACCTTCGGCATCATAAGTTGGCTGGAAACCAAACTTACTACCTGTAGAGGAGGTAACTGAGAAGGGCTGAAATTGAGTTTGGTCCAAACCCAGCTTCGCTAGGTCTAAAGCGCCGGGGACATCTACCATTTGTCCATCAGGCCCTTCAACTTGAGTACCTACGACAGACTGCTCTCCTATGTCTCCTAGTCTACCCATGGCCTCGTTAGTTAAGAATCCTCCTGTGGCTCCTAAACCGAGTAAAGCTAAAAGTTCTTGCATTAGTAAGTACCTCCGTCAATTGTTCCTGAATCCAACGTACCTACAAAGTTTAGGTCAGAGATTGTTACAACACCCGTGAACGTAGGGCTATCTGTGTTAGCCTTAGACGCCACTGCTGTTGCAATGTTATTAAACTCTACGCTAAAGTCAGTACCTTTGATAATCTTAGCTGGATCACCTGAAGGCAAAGCATCCTTAGAAGCAAAGTCTGTTGTCGGTGTATAGTTGCTCATAATGTTTTACCTATCAGTGCTAGTACGTTAATTTCTTGTAGTGACAAAGCGAACCCATTGATGTCTGCTTCAAGTCCAATTGTTATCACACTACCATCTCCTGTGGCGTTAATGGCCCTTCGAGAAATCAAAGTACCACCAGTGAACTCACCTATGTTAAACTCAGAAATGTTATAGAAGGCTGGGTCTTGATTACCTACAGTGTATGCTTGGGATCTATACGCAGTACTAAAGTCATAGGCCCAGTAAAGAAACACCGTAGCTGAGTTAGCGCCTACAATGGTGGGCCTAAGCTTCTTAAGGATCTTTAGCTTTGAAGGGTCACCAAAGGTTAACCCCGGACTGTAGTACCTAAAACGATAAGCTTCATTATTGTCTGAGTATCCTGCGTAGATGCTTAGACCGTTAGTGTTACCCACAAGAAGCTCTCCGTTAGCAAGAGTCTCAAAGGAGAAGAAATAACTAGAAGGCCAACGAGTAACCCTATATGATCCATTCTCTGTCCTACCCTTAAGATCAAAGCAGTACGTAAGGTTATTAGAGGGGAACGACACGAGGTAAAATGTATTCTCTGGTGAATATATGGTAGCTACTGGCCCCTGTCGGTTAACAAGAGTCTGGATGAACTCAGTCTTGATGTTACCACTGAGGTCGCTAATAGGCATAGACTTCTCTTGGATGGTTCTACCAAAGCTCCTAAGCCCTGTGTCATCTAAGAAGAGTATGTCAGTACCGATGTGCTGTATAGAGTTTCTATCAATGCAACCTACGCCGGGAACTGTGTCAACAATAGCCATAGTAGCTGGAGAGTCAGCACCTTCGTACACAATGATGCTGCGTCTACCAAAGATAATTAGGAGGCTGTTGTGTGCTGCGATGCCTACGACACTATCGGCACCATCAGGCCAAGCCTCAGAAATATTTATAGAGCCTGAGGTGCCACTAGAGAAATCAGTACCGTTGAGTAAGTCAGACCAATAGATAGTCTGTGCACCTTCGTTACTATCGACTACCCAGAGTCTACCGTATGCCGCAGCAGCTTCATTACAATACAAAGTCGTAGGAGTCGTGTGTCCTTCGTAGTCACCAAAGGTCTGAAGGCCACCTGTGTCGGTATAGATGAGTGGCTCTTGTCCTCTCTGGAAGAAGTAAGCAGCGTTGTTAAAGTTTACGGTGCGCCAGTCGTTCTCAGCAATTACGTAACCTGCTGGTGTTTCATCGACAAAGGCATGGACTCCTGAGAGTATCTTATCGTTACCCATGCTGAACACGACAGTATTACCGGCTTCAGAGAAGAACTCGTGTATTGAATGTACGTAATCAGTACCTAACTCTGACTTATAGTTAGTAAGCGTATCAAGACCTTTACGTGCTGCAATACGTCCTCGCTTGTCAATGACAGCGTTATCTGCAACATCAGCAAACGAGGGGTCCTGAGCTAACGGGGAATCCTCAGTGTTGATCCCCTTGAACGCAGGAGCAACTAGGTTAATACTTTGTAAGGGCTGGGCCATACACTAGCTCCTAAGGGGTATACCAGTCTGTTGCATAAGGGTGCTTCTGTGCGTCCAGAGCGATAGCATCAGAGAGATACTGATTAGCAATAGCAAAGTACTCGGCTGTTGATGTGCCTCCTGTCTCGCCTCGCTCACGGGCTGATAAGGCTACCGCGAGGTGAATCACAGGCATGTTAGGAATCATTAGCTTATCTGTGTCAGCCACTAGCTCATCGTTACGTAAGACACAGTTGAACCTAACAACATAAGCACCGTCAGGCTTAGGGTATACATCTATCTGAGTATCGCCATTAGAATCAAGGCCCCTATAGGTGTACAACTGTGGTGTCCCCTTAACCGGATCTTGGTTGTAATACTGATTGTCAAACCAGTCAGTAGTACGATAGTCCATGAAGAAATCAGAGGTGTCGTTAATTACATTCAAAGCCTTCACAGTATCCTTAGTATCTTCTAAGGGGTAAGTAAAGACATCCTCAGAGGTTGTGAACACTACTGTAGTCCGTAAGGCTGACCAGTCCCAAGAAGTCTCTATAAGTTTCTTAGCATCGTTAACGAAGTCACCTATCATCTTACTGTAGGTAGAGGAGTCAACACTAGGAACCTCCTCTTCTCGCATCCTTCTCAGGACGTTGTTTACTAATTGTAAATATGTCATGCAAAGTACTCCGAAAACAGAGATGAAACAAGAGACTTACGCTGCTTAGATTCGATTAAAGCTTGGATCTGCAAGGGATTATAATCAATGCCACTTAAGAAGCCTTCAAACTCACCGTTATTACTGCCTCCAGCACCTCCACTAGCTCCACCACCCCCGGTTATCGGAGGCTCTTCTGGAGGAGGGGGAGGAGGAGTGTCTACTATAGGGTCTTCTACTACAGGATCTTGTACTACGGGGTCGTATGCATTACACCCTGAGCCGCCACCGAATGTAAATGGATCACACTCTTCTTCCTCAGTTACTACCTCTTCTTCCTCAGTTACTTCTCCTCCTGTTATTACTTCCTCTTCTTCTTCTTCCTCAGGATCAGGTACAGAGTTAAACATACTACTGAAGAGGCTAACGACTTGTTGCTCTCTAGGGTTTATCTCACCCTGCTCATAAACTACACTTTCTCCTCCAAAGGTAAGCCCATCTTCAGGCTCCTCGACTTGCTCCTCAGGATCAGGGACGGAGTTGAAGGCGCTGCTAAAGAAGTCAAGGACTTGATTTACTCTAGCGTTTTCTGCTGGATCTTCTTGCTCCTCGACTTGCTCCTCGACTTGCTCCTCGACTTGCTCCTCGACTTGCTCCTCAGTTTGCTCCTCGACTTCTTCTTCTTCGCCACCTACAATAGTTTCTTCTTCAGAACTACCTATGGTTTCCTTAACCCAGTCGTACACATCTTGACCTGCTGCAACACCGCCTACAAGGACATCCCAGACACTTGAGGGGACATCTAAGGTTCCCTCTAGTATCCCTTGTACGAAGGCTCCGGGATCAGAAACAATGTCTCCAAAGACATCTTTAACCTTGTTAACCAATGTTCCTACAGGGTCGTTGATTAAATCCTCCACAGTGCCTATGACTGTAGATGACGGGGGTAAACCTACGGGAATACCGGGGATGAATACGTTTTGGTTAGCTGGGTTAAATATAGACCCACCACCAGTAGCAATAACACCGTATCCTCCATTGAGTATTTCCCAAATGTCTCCACTGGGTAAATCAACACCTACAGAAGTAAGCACACCTCTAATGGCATCTCCCCACTCCTCAGGGTCGCTAGGTAGGGCATCTTTAATGTTACCCCAGAGTTCTTCCCAAGTTGGGAACTCTTCTTTAATCTTATCAATCCCTTCTTGTACAGTAGAGGTAACACCTTCAACCAATGTTTCTTCAGTCTCCTCAGTCTCCTCAGGAGGGTTACCATCAGTACCGTTGATTGCAGTGCCTCCTGCGTTAATCAACTGTTGGTCTTGCTCCCAAGGTTCTAGGTCATCCCAGCCTTCTTGGTTGTATATGGAATCCTTAAGGTCTTGAGCAGCCTGTACTTCAGCATCAAGCTCCTCGTTACCGTTGACCCTTACGGTTTCAATTTGAGTTTCTATTCCGTTCTCGCCAGCCACTTCTATGTAGTTATCACGTACAACAGTGTCTACAAAACCATCACCGTCTGTGTCAATAGCATAGGCACCTGTGTCATCGAAGGGGTCTTCTCCATCTACAGAATAAGGATCATCTAGATCAGGCTCTTCATTGTACTCAGCTAACCACTGTTGAGCACGGTCATAAGCAGGTGCGTTTTCTCCAATGCCTTCAATGTGCGCTACTGCATCTTCGCCATATAGGCACTCGTGATTATCTCCTTGTCCTTTGTTAAACCCACCAGTAGCAGTACACGTCTGCCTCTTTATACGCATTGCTTCTCTTACGTACTGATTAGCCTGCTGTGAGCCTCCTTGGTATGAGGTTTGTTGAGCACCACCGTCAAGTCCGACATTAATTTCTTGTCCTATGGGTTTTCTTTTATCATCTACATAAGCAGTCATTATTTACCCCTCAACATCCGTCAGAGCTACCACCAAAGGTGAACCCATCACAGGCTTCTTCTGTCTCCTCTGTCACTACCTCTTCTACTACACAGGAGCCGCTGCTGCCACCAAAAGTTAAGCCTGACTGTGGACATACCTCAGTAATCTCCACCAAAGGTGTCAAGGGTCTAATGTCGAAGCCACCCTCGTTGAACCGTGTGAACGTCCATACAGTCCCATCATCTATGTACACCTTGGAGCCTACAGGTAACGCTACGACCCTACCGTCATCTAAGTAAATCTCAGCAGCCATAGTAGAGAAGGTGACTAAGGTGAGTAGTAGAACAAATGCATTCATTTCTTGATTTCCTTTGTGTGAGTTTCAGTTTCAACTTCAGTGTGAGCACAGAAGCCCAAGCACACCGTAGATTTCTCTCGTAGTGTGCCTGAGCATCCACAGAGTAACACGAGTGCTAGGGCTACTAAGGTCTTCATTAGACCTCCATAGTAGCTGCTTCAGGAGCAGCCCAAGGCAACCCAGTACCCTTAGTGGGTTTAGCCTTCTCAGCAACCTGAGCGTTCACAGCAGCTTCTATGGTGTCCTTCTCAGACTTAGGGACGTTGCCTTCTGCATCTACATCCATCGTTACTACACCCATGTCCGTCAAAAGCCACTCTAGAGCTGCTTCCTCAGTGATGTTGTCCCAACCAGTGAAGGTCTTTGTATCACCCTGAGTGACTGCTCGGGTGCCTATGTAGCGACCCGTGTTGCCTTCAGCGTCCTCACCAGAACAAACCCAATGTGTACGAGTAGGAACCTTAACGCCTCCCTTAATGTCGTAGTCAATGGCTACAATGCTCCATGTAATCGTTGTCATTCTTTATGCTCCTTTGAGTGCCGCTACTTCGGCCTTTAAGTCTTGGATTTCTTTAACCAGCATTGGGACTAATGAGGCATAGTCTACGCCCCAGTGATCCTCTTCCTCGTTATGGTGGACTGCGTAAGGAGCAACCTCGTTTAACTCCTGAGCTATTACACCATACTCTTGGTGCTCATCAGTAGACTTCCAGTCGAATGAACGAACCTTAATGTCCTCAATGTTACCAGCAGGAGCATCAACGATGTTCTTCTTTAGGCGCTCATCAGATGAAGCAACTAGGGCAGTGGTTGTGTTTGACACGTTTAGGCCACCTACAAACACGCCGTTGTGGTAGTTAGCCAGCATCGAATATGTGCCAGATAGTGTCTTACCAAGCCGAATCTGTCCGACTCCAGAAGGGTTAGTAGTGAGCTGTACGCCAGCCGTGCTAACGCCGTTGCCTACAGTACTGGAAGTACCTACTACTAAGTCGTCAGCGGGAACCTTTACGTCACCGCCTGTGAACGTCCAAGCGTTAGTGCCGTTGTAGTGCAGGTACTTAGTTGACGACGATATCAAACGAATAGAGTTGGCTTCGGGTGCGTTTGCTGCGGAACCTAACGAGCTAATAACAATGCTGTTAGCGGCTTGGTTGGTTTGGCCTGCCAGATGGCCTATCGCTACCGAACTAGCGCCTTGGTTTACCTGACCAGCGCTGAGTCCAACGGCAACAGAACGGGCGCCTTGGTCTGAAAGTCCTGCCGCATGACCTACAGCAACGCCATAGCCACCCTGCCTTAACTGCCCCGCTTGGTAGCCAGTAGCGACACTAGCGAAACCTTGGTCTGTCTCGCCTGCTTGGCGGCCAACAGCGACAGCACTGCCTTGTTGGGTTGTCTGACCTGCGCTGACGCCAATAGCAACAGCCTGACCACCCTGAGTGTTGTTGCCTGAGTATTTACCAATAGCAACAGAATCTTGGCCTTGGTTTGTACGTCCAGCCAGCAGACCGACAGCAACAGTATTTGCTCCTTGGCCTGTATACCCCGCCGCATTGCCTACAGCAACAGCGCTAGCGGATTGACTTATCGCTCCTGCGTCAGTACCAGCAGCAAACGCACCAGAACCAGCACTCGGTTGAGCAGCCAAGAAGCCACCTGTTACCGTTGTGGTTCCTGCGGCGTCGATACGGAGGCGCTCGTTAGAGTCTTTAGAGAATGATAGCGCCCCGTCTGCTACGGTTTGGATTTTATAAGCCACCGACACATTAGACGAATCTCTACCTAGTAGATTTAAAGTTGCTGTATTACTAGCGCCAAGAGCTTGAACAGTTAAAGCGCAAGGACTACCATCTTCTAAAACGTGAAGCTTCGCGGTCGGGGAGTTGTATCCAATGCCCACGTTTCCTGAGGCGTCGATACGCATAAACTCGCTAGAGCCATTAAACTTAAACGAGCTGCCTTGAAACTTTAAAGGCACAACAGCGGTTTGCCCTGCGTCTGTAGATGCGTATATCAGAGCGTCACTGCCGCTGTCAGCAATGCCAACGTGAATGTCAGTAGCGGCTTTTACATCTAAAGGGCCAAAAGGACTCGTAGTACCAATGCCCACGTTCTCATTAGCATCAATCGTGATAGCCGTGGACGTAGCGTTGTCGTCGATGCCGGGGGAAGTAAAGCTACCCGTAACGTCAAGATCTACTACGTCTACGTCTGCTAGGGTGGTTGTACCTGTGACATCTAAGGTTGTTACATCGGCGTCAGGAAGGGTAGCTGTACCAGTAACATCAATGTTGCCACTAAAGTCTACATCTGTATCGGTAACAGTAATCTGAGTTGACGTAGCATTATCGTCGATGCCGGGGGAAGTAAAGCTGTCTGTGGCAACCAAATCAGTAAAGGTACCGGGAGAACCACCACCGGTGTCACCTACTTTGAAGACGTTGCCTGAAGAATCTTTTGAATATAAAGTTTGGTTTGTTAAGTCTACCGCAAGTTCACCCTGAACTAAGTCGCCTGCTGCGGGAGCACCTGATCCATTCTTTGTGATAATCGTTGTAGCCATTGAAGGACTCCTGAGAAACAGGGGGAGAAGAAAGGGGACCCGAAGGCCCCCTGAGTAGTCTTACGCGTCTGAGACAGCCAAGATCAAACCCGCTTCTGGACGATATGTTTCGATACCGTACAGAGTGTCTGCGGTGTACAGGGTGCTTAAATATTCCTGCTTATATTGAGTCTGCGAACGTACACTCATCTGCTCTGCGTGAACAATGGCGTCTTTGTGGAAGAATACACATCCACGTACACCAGTAGTCAGCGTAGGAGCGTTAGATGACACGTAAATGTCAACACCGTAGAGGTTACCGATGAGGCCAGATTCAACACCACGGCCACCAACGAAGTCACTAGATACGTAACGGTCGATTCCCATGATGTCCTTACGGGCAGCAGGGGGGATCACAAGACAACGGTTATCCATAGGCACATTAGCATCATCTAAGATTTTAATGGCTGTACGGAAGCCTTCGTCGTTGAACGCACCGGGAGTACCAGTACCGAACAGTGCTAGACCAGCAGCATCTACGAACTCATAGCTGTTAGAGTTAGTCCAGTCAGAAGCAGACGATGGAGCAACTACTCGGGTTCCATCTCCGAAACCTGTAGCACAGTTCATTAGGTCAGTGTCAACTTGGACAGCTAGTTGGTAACCAGCGTCTTCAGTGTAGAACTGACGTAGGCTCGTGAGGGCCTGAACTTCTACAATATCTTCGATGAATCGTGAGTACTCAAAGTGACGATCAACTGCGATTGTCAGCTCACCTTCTACGTTTGCTTGGATGTTAACAGCCGTGTCAGCAACCTTAGCGGAAGCAGCACCACGGATGGGCTTAGGTACATGGATTAAGTCACCCTTCTTACCTGTCATTGACATCTTCTTAACGAGAGGTGACATCTTCAGGTTCTTCTGGTATGCTGCGATTACTTCGTCGCTCCAGATTTCAGGGATGAATGTTGCTGCGGCTGTCTTATTGACAATGGAGCCACCGCCTACTGTACCGGGATAAGTTTGAGTCGCCATAATAAATCTCCTTTAGATTAGGCTACTTGACCCTCCCGTCTGCATAAGCTTGAAAGATTTCCTCTGACAAAGCTGCGTAACGGTCGGGATCAGTGTTCATAAGTTTAATAATATCAGCACGACGATATACTTTCTTACGTGAACCTTGGCCTGTTCCTCGGGCGTTACCTGTACTTGCAGACTTAACTTGCTGCTTACGTGCTTGCTTCTCAACTGCTACCGTCTGTTCTGCAACAGAGGCTCTCTCTTTCCAGAGGGAGAACAGTTCATCAGCGGCATCATAATCATACTTTTGGTCTGCTTGTACAAACAATTGAGTCCTAATCTTAGAGCCTTTGATCCACTCAGCAAAGTTAGCATCTTGGATAATAGTGTTCATATCTGGATGCTTACTCTGTAACTGCGACAAAGCTGTTTGCTTCTTGTAGTTCTGAGTGACTTGATTAGCTTCTCTAATACTAGGGTGGTTCTCAATTGCCCTACTAACTGCGGCCTGTGGATCAACAAAGAAGTCAGTATCATCTTCTTCTTGCTGTTGTACAGGTGCTTGTTGTTGTGCGAGTTGTGTTTGGATGTGGTCGTCAACAACCTTACGTAGTTCACCAACTTCAGAGCTTTGTTTACCTAGGAGCTTCTCAGCCTCTTGGTGCATCTGAACAACCTCTTGCAAGGACTTGTTCTGATACTTCTCTGGTACACTAGGCTCCTCTTGAGCTACCTCCTCTGGAGACTCTAAAGTATCCTCTGTGTCTAGTGTATCTACGGTTTCGTTGTTTACTTCTTCTTCCGAACGCTCGTCTACGAGTTGTGCTCGTCCCATATTATTAACCTTCTCCGCCTAACGGTTGTGGAGTTTATTTACGCCCTGCTTCACTATGTTCTCGTACCCACTTCATGTGTCTACCGGGGAAATCCCCAGAGGCACCGTCGAGTACGCATGGTGTTGCAGAAGCGACCCTTGTAGCGTTAGCACCACAACCGCACCTACTGGTTGTAACACCGTCCTCTACAAATTCTTCAAAGTAATGACCCTCAGTACACTTAAAGTCGTATACCTTAATCATCTTCATTGGATTCTTTGGCTTCCTCGTAAGCCTGCTCTACCGAGGATTCTAAGTTTATTAGGTGGGCTATGACATTTAATTGTCCCTTCCTAAAATACATATCGTTAGTATCTTTGGTTGCCTCCACAGAGTTAATCACGTTACCATTTGATCCAAACTCTTCCGTGAGTTGCTTCCAACCCTCGGTGTTAAAGAGGTCAAAGTATACATTGAAGTATCTCTCTAGTTCAGGGTTCATATCAGCCTTAGTTCCTTTGTGTGTTTAACTTACGGTATATTATAACATATTTTAAAGAATACCACAATACCTTTATAATAGTTTTTGCATGTATTGTGAAATTTTAACAAGTTCTTCGGGTGTTGAGTCGTTCTTAATGCGATTAGCTCTCCAACTGATTACTTGGACATTGCCTCTTTTGTAGCCTTGGGAGGGCCTAATTTGGTCTATAGATGGGCTATCATCAGTCCTTCCGTTCCACCCGCCCCCTTCGCCACCACTGTAGTTCAGAGGTATACCCAACATAGGACACTCATCAGGAACCTCTAGCTCCTCAAGAATCCTTAATTTCTCACCTTTAGGGACTCCTTTAGAGGTCAACATCTTGTTTAACCAATAGTGCTTAGGGCCTTTGCCACTTAAGAAGCTCTTACGCTTCCTCAGGGTTGTCTGTAAACCAAACTTCTGCATCACCTGATAAATACGTTGCTTAGAAACACCGTAGTGCTCCCCTATCTGCTCTGTCGTCTTTGTCTTCAGTAACTCAGCAATGGTATCTAACTCATCTTTCCAAACTATGCTTGACATAAGTACTCCTAATGTGTTAACTATACTACTATTGTAACACACAGGAATACTAAAGTCAAGTCTTTCCTTTGGTATTATTTACCTTTCTTACCTTTGGAGCAGCTACAGCCCCCTTTGGCCTTCTTTGCTGCTGCTTTGCCAGCTTTAGTGTACGGGTATTTCTTACCTTTAACTGTAGGCATCACCACTTCTCCTTATTAGCCCAATATGCCGCAGACATCTTGCCTTTGGCTATATTCTTTGCATGTCGTGCCTTGAAGGACTTCTGACGAGCCGTGGGCTTCTTATCGCCTGAGACTCCCTGTTGTCCAAACCTAATGGTCTTAACCTTATCGCCTTCCTTGGCTACAACTACGTGAGACTTAGTAGGGTGGCTAGGCGTTCTCTTTGGCTTGTTGTACCCGCTTACCCCTGCCCTTGCTAGCCGTGGATCCTTTGCTTTGCTCATTTACCTTCTCCTCTAGTTCAGCCAACTTAGTCTCTAAATCTGACAAACGAGTAAATTGCCCCTTGAATGCCTCATTGACTTGATTAATGAGATTCTTCAGGTCTGCTGCTGTCATTAACATCTTTGGTTCTCCTTGGTTAAGTTAGGGGCCACGTTACTGCTCCTGTGTTATCTAGTACTCGTTTGCGGGTAAATCCATCGGCATCCTCAGTGATCTCGGCCTTCTTCTGCGCTGGCGTCCAGCCAAGCATCAGAGTCTCGTCATCGTCCGATACAATGCCTTGAGTCGTTGTGCCATTCTGAGAGCGTATTGGTGGGATCGTGCCGGGGTCGCCGTTCTGAGCAACCACCGTAATAGGCACATCAGCTACGATATAGCCGGGGTTTAACGTGCCTACCAACTCAACCACTGATGGATCAGAGGCACCAAGTGCTGTCTCGTTAGCTACCAAGCCAGCACACGGGATGTATTGATCCTCCGGTGTTGCCGGGGCTATACCCTGCCCTGTGGTGCCTCTGCCTAGCGGTACTGTGTAGGCCAACTCAGCAACGCCTGTCGCTGTGTTCCACTGGTAAACCTTAGCGGTTCCCTCGTAAGGGCTGCCGATGGCGACACCTGAGTTACCTCCGTCACCGTTGTCAGCAATAGTGAAAGGCTGAGCTACAACCTGAGACATAGCGCTTACAGGAATCATAGGTGATGCCTCAAGACCCGCTGAGTCTGCACCAGAGTAGGCTGATACTAGACCTGCTACCCTTAGGCGTGTACAGCCCCTCGGCTCGTAGTCTTGGTCGGCTGCGCCTGTGCTACCACCAGCGTCGAAGTCTACGGGAGAGCCGGGACTTACCGTTGGGAAGTCTCCAGTCACACCATCGCGCACGTAATACTTAGACTCCGTACCAGCATAAGGCGCACTTACGAATCCAGAACGCGGCCATGTCATACCGTCATTAGTCAGCGGCATAACGAGACGTGCGTCGTAGAATCGTTGACCAGCATCCCCCGGATCGCCAACTTCTAAGGGTGGGTTAGTTCCCATGTAGGCTTGAACACACGCCATGACAGGGCTTGTAGCTTCGATTAGAAACTCGCCGTTAGCGTCACTGTAAAAGTAGCAAGCCTCAAAGGGGGCTAAGTCTCTAGGAGCTTGTCCTCCAACTTCGTTGCCATTTCTAGTGAATGTCACCGTAGAGGGGAGCGCACCGTTAATAATTGTGATCTGCCCTGTGCTGGCACCCGAGCCGGGGAAGCTTTGTGAGTTTCGGAAGCAGTAAACAAACGTACTTGTGAACGCCAAGCCTAGACTTAGCAGCGGCATAGGGCTTTCAAAACTTCCGTTTAGCTGCTCGCTCATGCCATAGAAGCCTTGAGTAGACGTTATGATTGCGCCGGTACTCAGACCCGTAAAGCAGATAGGCTCACCTGCGCCCATGAACTCACGGTACAGCACGGTAGCGTTGTTGTAGTCAGCACCACTGGCGTAGACCTCGACCACGTTACCAGCGCCTAAGCTACAGCCTTGGACTTTACCTGTGTTCGTAGGGCCAACGGCTAGTACCGTCTTAGCGGGTTGACCGTCTGCTGCCAGTAATCCTTGCTCTACCGCTAGACCTGCACCCTTAGCAAAGGACAGTGCGTTCTCATCAGAGCCTCCGCCTCCAGTGCCGCCTTCAGATGAAGTCCTAAAGATAAGGAAGGAACATAGCTGTTGGCCTTCAAACTCATCAGGGCCGTTGTCATAGGCTGAGACAGGGATTGTGTAGTACGTTCCGTTGTCTATTACTTCCCCTGTCAGGTCATAGTTAGCGTAGGCTGATTCGTCAGAGCCTTGCTGTAGATATATCTTGTCCCCTGTCCTTAACTCACCAAGTAAGTTAGCGACTTCTCTGTTAGGAAACGCAACATAAGACACGTTAAGCGCAGTGACTAAGGCGTTGTCTACGTTGTTAGTAGAGAAGTAATTAGGCTCAGGTGCGCTACCTAGAGGGTTCCTAAACATCCACTGGAGAGATAAGCTTGCTGAAGTATCTACAGGGGTAGGAACATATATCTTATTGTCAGTGCCTAGCGTTGCGTAGTTGTCAGCGTCAGTAGACACCGCTGTCGGCCCCGGTAGTCCTTGGTCTCCCGTGTCACCTTTGTCACCTTGTATGCCTTGCGGCCCCTCAGGACCCTCTGGCCCCTCAAGCAGTTCAATGTTGTCAATAGCATCATCGACATTCTTCTTAGTGGCTACATGGTCATCCTCAGTGTAATCCCCAACATAGTCCACAGCACTGGGGCGTAGTGTAAATAAGTTGACCCCATCAGTACCTATAGACTCGTCTTTTGTCCAGTACAGACTTTGAATCCCTGTATCACCAGCCTTCTTGATGTAACGAGGATCAAGTGATTCAATAATTGAGTCTATGTTTTCCTCAATGTCAATACTATCGCCGCCTGAGCCACCTGAGTTACCTCCGCCCCCTTGGCTTATAAAGATGTTACTCTTCTCACCACCAGAGTCCAAAGGCATCTCTACAGATAACTCAGTACCATCGGAGAGGGTAAATACTAAGTCACCATCAGCAGCAAACTCAGCGTCTACAATAGATACTCCGTCCTCACCATCGACACCATCGACACCCGAGGAACCATCGGAACCATTGGCTCCCTGAGGCCCCTGAGGACCCTGTGAGCCTTGTTCACCCTTAGGGCCTTGTGTACCCTCCCCTTTGATCCCTTGAGGCCCCTGTGGCCCCTGAGGGCCTCTCTCGCCGTCCTTGTATACTTTGGCTGTACGAGAGTCTACCTTGTTTAAGCGCTTCTTAAATTTCTCTAGAAGCATTAAGAGGGCTAAATCATCCATTTACACGCCCCCCTGAGGTGGTGTACCTACATTAGGACCCCTAGGCCCCCTAGGTGCACCTACGTCACTAGGGGTGTCTGGGGTGGCTCCTTCGTCCCTCATCAGAGACTTAAGGAGGTCTACTTCAGCCTTCTCTTTAACCCCCGCTGATTTAGAGTTCACAGCCTCCTTCTTATCCTGAAGCTCAGTCTCCTTTAAGGCTACTTCAGCAACCTTGAGCCTACGTTCAAACTCCTTGTCGTCTTGGTCACCAGCTTGGAGGTTTCTAGTGATAGCCTCAATCTTCTTAATCTCAACCTCTTGAGGCTCAAGCTGCGCTTCGACAGAGTACTTCTGTGCTCTCGCTTGTGACTCAGCAGCCTGTGCAGCCAACGCTGCTGTCTGTGACTGCTGGAACTCAAGCTGTGCCTGTTGTGCTTGCATAGCTGCCTGTTGAGCCTGTGGGTTAGGCTGCTGCGCTTGCTGCATAGAGGCTATCAGTTCTTCCCTGTTACTCAGGTTCATGTTATCTACGATGCTCTGGAGCAACACAGGGTACACAGGGCTATCCTGCTTCATAGTCTGCAAGAGTTGTACAAGCTGTGTAACCTCATACTCCCTAGCTATGATACCTAAGGTTGAGGTTGCGTTGAACTTATAGTCCTTCACAGGGTAGTTCTCAGGGTCAAACTGCATGTACCTATGTGCAGCCTTAGTGACAAAGGGGATCAAGAAGGACTGTTGGAAGTTAATTAAGGTGCGCTTATGACGTTTAATAATAGCGCCAAGAGACATAGAGATGCCAGCGGCAGTAGCTTCACCATTAACAGAACCAGAGAGTCCTGCTGAGTCAACTGCTCCAGTAGCCTGCTGTACCATCTGTTGCAAGGAGGATGCTTGGGCGAACGTGATCTGACCCACTTGACCAAAGTTGAACGGCTGTAAGACTTCACGAGGATCTCCATTGGTTAATATAGTCTTGCCGGGGCGTACCTCAGGCTTGGCCCCTCGTGGGAACTTAGTGGCATCAATGGCTAACATAGGATGTATTGTGAGAGCCAAAGCATCTATTCTAGCCCGTAACTCAGTATCCAAAGCCTTCTGGCTATTGTAGCCCTTCTCACACACACCTCGACCCCAGAACATAGAGGGTACTACGTCCCATGGGAATGCCACCACAGGCCTGTCTTGCATCATGTAGGGGTTAGCCTCAGCCTTCAGGAGGACACCACCGTTAGCTATGACTACCACAGCCTCTACGTAACTACCAGAGTCATCAGAGGAACCTAGGTTTTCTACCTCCTCATCCTCATCATCCATGGCCTCATCTAAGAGTTGCTTAGGGACTAAGCCGTAGTACTTCGTTAGGCGCACCTTGTCATCACTGTATACAGAGATTTCATGGTCAGGCTCTAAGTCACTATCTGTGGATGATGTGCCTACATAGGTGTCCCTATAGACCCCTTGCTCCTGTAGTTGCTCCACTAGATGTGGACTTACAAACTCATCAATGGCTACACCCATAGCATCCTCAATGGATGTGGCTACAGGGTCAATAAGGAAGTTCTGAGGCATCACAGGCTTTAACTTAACGACTACCCTATCTGTAATGTTGACACCTACAGCCTGTAGTTGACCATCCATCATAGGCTGAGTAGCCGGGGCCATCTCTTTGATTTCCTCTAAGACTATCTCACCCACCCCGGTTCCAAAGACTGCTGCGTTAATCAAGCACTCAGCGACAGCCTTACGTACCTTAGTGTTCTCAAAGTCTTCAGTTAACTTGTTCCTTAGGTACTGTATGTCCTGAGAATCCTTGTCTCCATAGTTATCTTGGATGTCAAAGAACTTACCACGACCAAAGGTGGCTTCCTCCATCTCAGCAACATTAGACTCTACGGCCTGCTGGAGAGCCGGGGATATGATTCTTGAGCGCTCTGATTGCTTCTGCTGATCCTCTGCTGCCCAGATACCCCTCCAAAGTCGGTAGTACTCATCAAACTTCTCAGCGTAGTTACTCTCGTAGTTGTCTCGCCAGTCCTCTGCTTTAGTCATCACCCAGTCTTCTAGGGACTCATCTATCATCAGAGGATCTGGGCTATATAGGGTGTCTTTCATAATTAGTATCCCGCTACAATATCTAAGATTTCAAGCTCATCTTCTATGAACTCATGGATCCCATAAGGGATGGTCGCTAATTGATCTATGTAAGCCAAAGAGTCCACTAAGTCATCGTGTGTCAGTGGATCAGGGAACTGGAAGAGTTGATCTAGGAATCTAGCGTTCCACTCCCCCTTGTTCAAGCTTATTACACCGTTCTCAAAGCGCCCTTGCAACGCCCACATAATACGGTCTGTCTTCTTCTTATTACCGTGGGTTAACTCTTCTACCCTAAAGTACTTACCATACTTCCTCTGAAGATCCATTAGAGGACTCATTACCGCTTGCTTTGCTATACCCCTCTCAATACCTACCGAGATAGGTTGGTAATCCCTTACTGCTTGGAATATCTTCATCGCTGTTTCATCTAAGGTCCAACGTCCGTAAACTATGTTCTCTACGTGCCAGTCTCCGTTGTCACCAACCTTTGACTACAGAGATTGCTGTCTCATCTAACTTAGAACTCTTCGTCCTCTTCTTACCTACTTCCTCAAAGCCTGCGAGGTCAATGGCTATATAGTAGTCCCCTGCTTCCGGGGCCTCTCCGTAGTGTACCCAGTCCTCCTTAAACATCTCTGAGCCAACAGCCTCAAAGGACGCCATGAACTCCTGACGAAAGGCGTAAGAAGACATGGACTTCTTGGCGACATTAATTTCATCAGGGTCGAGTAATGGGTTATCGTAGCTTGTGAAGTGCCAACCTGAGTATGTCTCATCATCACCCATCTCCGCATACTTATAGAGTTCATAGAAGTGATTACGACCCATAGGTGTCCCTATGAACATCGCGTGTCCCTTCTGGTCTGCCAACGCTGGACGTAAGACCTGCTCCCATACGTCAGGCTTCATATCTGCGTACTCATCCATCACCAGAAACTTCAAGGAGACACCACGCATAGTCTCTGGCCTATCTGCCCCCTTAAGCGTAATCGTGGCTCCATTGACTAACTTAAGCTGTAAGTTGTTAATGTGGGAACCTGTGATTACATCGTGACCTAACTCTAGGAGCGTTTGCCACATGATGTCCCTAGC